GCCAGTCCGCACCGCTCGCTGATCCCGTTCGAGCCGCTGTTTCCGGCGGAGGCGGAATCGGCGCTGGAGATTTTCCGGTCGCTGCGCATTGTCGACGCGGCCGGACGTCCGACCTTCGGCGAGGCAGGGCGGGACTGGATCCTCGATTTCGTCGGTGCGGTGTTCGGGGCCTATGACGCGGAGGAAGGCCGCCGGCACATCCAGAACTTCTTCCTGCTGATAAGCAAGAAGAACGGCAAGTCGACGCTCGCTGCCGGCATCATGATCACGGCGCTGATCCGCAATTGGCGGCAGTCCGGCGAATTCTACATTCTGGCGCCGACGAAAGAGGTTGCCGACAACTCCTATGCGCCAGCGCGTGACATGGTGATGGCCGACACCGAGCTGCGCGCCATCCTGAAGCCGAGCGCCGGGCGCGTGATCGAGCATCGCAATACGGGCGCCTTCCTGAAGGTGATCGCCGCAGACACCGAAGTGGTGTCCGGTAAGAAGACGATCGGACTTCTGGTTGATGAACTGCACGTCTTCGGCAAGCGCGCGAATGCGGAGAATATGCTTCTTGAGGCAACCGGAGGGCTCGCGTCCCGCCCCGAAGGGTTCGTGATCTACCTGTCGACGCAGTCTGAGGATCAGCCGGCCGGTGTGTTTGCACAAAAGCTGAAGGAATTCCGCGCCATTCGCGACGGCCAGATCGTGGTGCCGGGCAGCCTGCCTGTCCTCTACGAATATCCATCGCATCTGCTCGAAGAGAAGGCCTACCAGAGGAAGGATTACTGGTTCGTCACCAACCCGAACATGGGAGCATCGGTCGACGAGCAGTATCTGTCCGTCAAGCACGATGAGGCCGCGCGTGCCGGAAAGCCGCAACTCAACGGCTTCTTCGCGAAGCATCTCAATGTCGAGATTGGACAGGGACTTTCAAACGACGGCTGGCGTGGTGCGGACTATTGGGAGGCCTGTGCTGACAAGACGTTGACTCTGCCGGCGCTGATCGCGCGATCGGAGGTGTGTACGATCGGCTTCGATGTTGGCGGTCTTGACGATCTATTCGGCCTTGCTGTCATGGGCCGCGAGAAGGTCACACGACGCTGGCTGCTCTGGACCAAAGCATTTTGCGTCCAGGATGTGTTGGAGACGCGGAAGGAGATCGCCCCGCGACTTCGCGACTTCGCGGAGGAGCGGTCACTGATCATCCGTCAGAAGCCCGGAGACATCATCCCGCTGATCATCGCGGATATCGCGATGGTGAAGGATGCTGGGTTGTTGCCGGAAAAGAAGGCCGTCGGATTCGATCCGAACTCGGTGGCGGCGATGATCGAGGCGCTGGCCGGCATCGGCATTACTGGTGAGATGCTGGTGCGGTTGATCCAGGGGCCGGCGTTGTCGCCGGCGATCTGGGGTCTCGAGCACAAGCTGTCCGACGGGACGGTGTCGCATTGCGGGTCCGAGATGATGAACTGGGTCGTCGGCAACGCCAAGGTCGAGATAAAGGCGAATGGCAACATGATCACGAAGCAGGTTGCCGGCCGGGCGAAAATCGATCCGCTGCATGCGGCGTTCTGTGCGACGATTCCAATGAGCTGGAATCCGGAGGCGAAGCCCGTCTTTGACATGGACGGCTGGTTGAAGCATCCGGCGGTGGCCATCTGATGTCGTTCTGGAGCTGGCTTCGTCGCAACCGCCGCGGGCGATTGTCTGATATCGTTTATGTTGGTGATGGCGACTCCGATTCCGACTGCATGACCGCGGGTGCGGCCATGAAGCTGTCGTCATGGTGGTCCAGCACGAAGCTCATTACGGAAACGGTTGCAACGCTGCCTGGTGGTGTTTTTGAACGTAGTGGTGCTGATCGCGTCGCGCGTCCGGATCATCGATTGTACGAACTGCTGAACTACGCCCCCAATGCCGAGCAGACTGCCGTTGAGTGGTGGGAGGGCCGTGTCGCTCCGATCTGTATCGACGGCAACTCCTATTGCGAGAAGCGGTCCATTGGAGATCGAATCGTCGCGCTGGAGCCATTCCGTGAGGTGCTCTGCCGAACAGATCGTGAGCCGGAGACGAACCGGCTGCGGTACAAGACAATTGATCGCGGGCGCGTCGAATACTTGCCGCCGGAGAAGGTGTTTCACATCCGCGGCTTTGGTATCGACGGCGACGAAGGTCTTTCTCCAATCAGTTATGCGGGGCGGTCCCTCAGTGGTGCGACGGCCGCCGAAAAGGCGGCGTCGCGCTTGTTCAATAAGGGGCTTCGGGCTGCGGGCTACTGGAAGCCACCGGCCGTGATGGATCCGGAGCAGCGTCAGCAGTTCTACGAGAACTACCTCAAGCCCGGTGAGGGAATCGAAGGTCAGAACAAGGGGATCGTTGTCCCCCCCGGTTTTGAGTGGGGCAATTTCAATATCTCGCCGCGTGACGCCGAACTTTTGATGGCGCGCAATTTCTCGGTTGCGGATGTCTGTCGCTGGATGGGTGTGCCGCCGATCCTGATCGGTCATGCCCAGGAAGGGCAGACGATGTGGGGGTCTGGCATTGAGCAGATCATTCTCGGCTGGCTGGTGCTGGGGCTCCGGGCGTATCTGAAGCGCATCGAGGCGGCGGTGAACCGGCGGCTTGTCACCGCTTCGGACCGGGAGGCTGGGATATTCTTCGAATTCAATTTCGAAGGGCTTCTGCGCGCCGACAGCGCCGGTCGCGCATCGCTGATGGCGACGCTGTCCCAGAACGGTCTGCGTACGCGAAACGAGTTGCGCAAGCTCGATAACATGCCAGCGGTTGACGGTGGCGATGACCTGACAGTCCAGTCGAATCTCGTCCCGCTGAGTCAGCTTGGTCAGCAGCAACAATCGTCCAATGCCATCCGCAATGCTTTGCGATCGTGGCTACTTGAAGAGCGCGACGAAAGGAAGGCAGCATGAATCGTCTCGACCGGTCCGCCTTGCGCGGACGCCTGCGCATGAGTATTCGATCTCTGCCGAAAGTTGCGGCACCGGCGCTTCGTGCGGGCCTCGGATTCGATATCGAGCCGTCGGCGCTGTCTCGGTTCGATTCCTCCATCCGCGCTGCGGACGAAAAGGATGATGCTGCCGCCACGATTTCCATTCTCGGCCCGATCGGGGAGGATTGGTGGACAGGAGAGGGCATCACCGCTCGGCGCGTCGCGGCCGCTTTGCGGGCGATCGGCGATCGCGATGTCGTGGTGCATGTCAATTCGCCCGGCGGCGATTATTTTGAGGGGCTTGCGATCTACAATCTGCTTCGCGAGCATCCGCGGCAGGTGACTGTCAAGGTGCTGGGTATCGCCGCATCGGCCGCCTCCGTCATCGCGATGGCCGGTGACCGGGTTGAGGTGCCGCGCGCAGGCTTCCTGATGATCCACAATGTCTGGATCGTCGCCATCGGCGACCGCAACGATCTGCGCGATGCTGCCGATCTACTGGAGCCGTTCGACCAGGTCGCTGCTGATGTCTATGCAGCGCGAAGCGGAATGGACATCAAGGATATTCGCAAAATGATGGACCGGGAGACCTGGATCGGCGGTCAGGATGCGGTCGACAAGGGTTTTGCTGACGATCTGCTGCCGGCCGACAAGGTCGAAAAGAATGCAAGCGGCGCACAGGCCAGCTCGGGCGTGGAGCGTCGCGTCGAACGTTTTCTCGCGAAGGGTGGGATGCCTCGTGCTGAACGCCTGCGCGTGATTTCAGAGTTGAAGGCCGGCACGCGGGACGCTGCCGATGACACCACGCGGGACGCTGGTGTGAACGCCGATCTCGCCAAGCGATTAGCCGATATCGGAATCCGCTGATCACCAGCTTCAAGCTGGCGCGACCGTCGAGTGCGGCGCGTATCAGGAGACTATCCCATGAAGAACTATTATTTTGGACTGGCGCTTGGTGCGCTGGTTCTCACCGCCATTGCGCTGGTTACGCTAGGCGTGGATCCCGTCTCGGCGCATGGAAGCGGTCTGATGATCGCCGAAGGTGCCGCTGCCGTCACGCTGAAGGACGTGCAGGCGCTCACCGATAAGCTCGGCGAGATCACCAAGCAGTTCAATGCTAAAAGCGACGAGCTGACCCAGAAAGCCGACACCGCCATCAAGGAAGCGAAGGACAAGGGCGCGCTCGCGGAAGCGACCAAGGCCGAAGTCGACAAGCTGCTGATCGAGCACACCAAGATGATGGGCGAGCGCAATAAGCTCGAGGCCGGTCTCTTGGAAGCGAAGGCTCGGCTGAGTGGTGTTGAACAAGAAGTGGCAACGCGCGGCCGTCCGAGCAATGCGCAGCTGGAACGGACGATCGGCCAGTGCGTCGTCGACGACGAGAACGTCAAGAAGTTCAATTCGTCGACCCGCGGTTCGGTCCGTGTGGGTGTTGTCCGCTCGGATATCACCACGCTGACCGGCACGGTGGGTAACAACACCAGCGGCGCCACGTCGCTCGTTGGTGCGGACCGTCAGCCAGGGATTATCATGCCGCCGGAGCGGACGATGACGATCCGCGACCTGCTGGCGCCGGGCACGACCTCCCAGGGTATGATCGAGTATGCCAAGGAGACCGGCTTCACCAACAACGCCCGACCGGTCACCGAAGGTGCGACCAAGCCGAAGTCGGACATCGCCTTCGAACTGGTGACCGCCCCGGTGCGCACCATTGCGCACATCTTCAAGGCTTCGCGTCAAATCCTTGACGATGCGCCGGCGCTGCGCAGCTACATCGATGCGCGGGCTCGCTACGGTCTGCGTTATGCCGAAGAGCAGGAACTTCTCGCAGGCGACGGCACCGGCCAGCATATCCATGGCTTGATCCCGCAGGCTACGGCCTATAGTGCCGCCTTCACGCCGGAGGCGGAGTCGCCGATCGACAAGATTCGTCTTGCGATCCTGCAGGTGTTCCTCGCGGAATTCCCGGCGAGCGGCATTGTTCTCAATCCGACGGATTGGGCGCGTATCCAGCTCACCAAGGATGGCCAGGAGCGCTACATCATCGGCAATCCGCAGGACGGCAACACGCCGCGGCTGTGGAATCTCCCGGTCGTCGAAAGCCAGGCCATGGATGCCGACGAATTCCTGGTCGGAAACTTCCGCATGGCTGCGCAGATTTTCGATCGGCTGGAAATCGAGGTCCTGCTCTCGACCGAGAACAGCACCGACTTCGAAAAGAACATGGTGACGCTGCGCGCCGAAGAACGGCTGGCGCTTGCGGTCTATCGGCCGGAAGCCTTCGTTCATGGCGACTTCGGTTACAACACCTGATTCTTCGCTGCGATACTCTTGAGACTGATGGGCCCGGCCATTGTGCCGGGCCCATTTTGTAGGAGGCGCGTTCTTCATGATTCCAATGCAGGCACTGAAATCGTTCAACGGTCGCCCGGGTGAGGGCGAGCGCAATCGCGTCCGCCGCGGGCGGGAGTTCAGGGTCGGCGATGAGTATCGCGCGCGCGATCTGGAGCGGATGGGGCTCGCCGTGCGTGTTGTGCGTCCGCCCGAAGCGCCGGCACAGTTCCTTTCCAACGAGGCGGCTGCTCGCGGCCCTTTCGTTTCACGTGGTGGCGAGACTGGCGCGGGGACACCGCCGTCATCGTCGCCAGCGGACCAAGCGCCGCGCAATGCGATCTCGGATCAGCGAGAGGCCGATCGCGCGTCCTCTGCGTCAACGAATCCTGGCAACTCGCGACAGAAGGCGGCGTCTGCTGGGCGGACGCGGTCTATGGATGCGACGGGGCGTGGTGGAAGCACCGCAGACCGGGTGCCGAGTTTGCTGGATTGAGGCTGAGCGCTGATGCGCAGGCCTGTATCGATTTCGGATTGAGCAAGGTCGAGGTTGTGCGACAGAGTGAAAAGCTTGTGATGACCGAGCCCGGCAAGGTCGGCGCCGGCTCTCGGACCGGAGGCGGGAATTCCGGGTTTCAGGCGCTGAATCTCGCGGCGCAATTCGGTGCGGCCAAGATCATCATGGTGGGCTTTGACATGCGGGTTGATTACGGCGTGCACTGGCATGGCCGTCATGGCGAGCGTCTCAATAATCCGCGGGAGGCGAACATGCCGGGATGGCGGTCCGCTCTCGACCATGCTGCGGCCGTGCTCGCACGCTACGGCGTCTGCGTGATCAACGCGTCTCCGGTCTCGACGTTGACCGCCTATCCGAAGATGACGTTCGCCCAGGCGCTGGAATGCTGAGGCTCGTCACTGCGGCAACTCAACAGCCCGTCTCGCTCATGGAGCTTAAGCGCCATGTCGAGGCTGCGGACTTCTTGGACGATGACGAGAAGCTGAAAATCTTTCTCGATGCTGCGACCGCCTATGTCGGAAAGCGTTGCGAACTCGTTCTGGCGCCGGTCGGCTACCGTATCGAAATGCCCGGCTGGTGCCGAGACCTGCAGATTTTGGTCGCGCCGGTCCGCGATATCGTTGCGGTGCGCTTTCTCGATGCGAATGGCGATCTGCAGGCCCTTGATGCGGCAGCATATCGATGGCGCCGGCATGCGACAGGCGCGACGCTGGTGATTGATGCGAATGTGAGCCTGCCAGCGCTCGCTTCCGGCCGGGACGATGCAGTGCAGATCGATATTGACGCCGGATTCGATATCGATGGCGCGACCGGATCGGGTGACGATCCCGAGCTCGTTCTGCCGCGGCAGGTCGTACCTGCGATCCTGATGCTGGCGGCGCACTGGTATGCGAACCGGGAAGCGGCCGCAAAAGAGGCGATGACCGATATCCCGTTCGGTGTCGATGCCTTGACCCGGCAGGTGATGATCTACCGATGACTGCGGTGGCACGGATCATGCGTGACGCGGAAACGGATCGCGCCAAGCCCTCCCGCTATGTCACCGGGCATGTCGGATTTGGCGACTGCATCCATCAGCGCGCCATCGTGCGCGAGATGATGAAGATGCATCGGGTCACGCTGCAGACGCCGTATCGTGCGATGTATCACGACCTGGAACGTGAGGGGCTATATATCGACTGGCGCGGTAATGCGCGGGTGCAGGAAAGAACGGAGCGGGGTCGCGTAGCGCGGCCGCCGCGGCGCATCGATCAAAGGCAGGCCTGCATCGGCTATAACGCCGATACCATCCATGAACACGGCTCGATCCTTGCGGCGCAATTCGCGTCTGTCGGACTGAGCGTGCCGGAGCGGCCGGATTTCTCGTTGCCGGTGAAGGAAGAATGGCGGCGCGCGGCGCGGGCCTTCCTTGCTGGCCGAAATCCGGCCGGCAAGCCGATGATGGTCTATCGGCCGATCGTGCTGAACGGATTCTGGTGTGCGCCGGCAAGGGCGCCGGATCCCGTCGCATATGACGCGCTGTATCGATCGATCCGGGACCGGTTCTTCGTCGTGTCGGTCTGCGATCTGACCAAGCATGACGAACGGATCGTGGGTCCTGCGGCGGATGTCGATCTCGAACTGCACAAGGGCGAACTGAATTTCGAGGCGCTGGCCGGGATGTTCGCGGAGGCCGCGCTGGTGTTCGGGTGTCCGGGCTTCGCGCCGGTGCTGGCGCAGGCCGTTGGGACGCCGGTGATCTGCACCTATGGGGCGAATGAGTCCTTTCGCACCACGAATGCAGCGGGTGCGCACCTGGTGCCGACGCTCGCGGTCGAGCCGATCGTGCCATGCGAGCATCACGCGAAAGACTGCGGATGCGACAAGACCATCGATGTGGAGGGCGCCTTGCAGAGGGTGGGTAAATTCGTGAGTGAGTATGTGCCGGCGGAGCCGCGCGTCCTGATCTTTGCGACCACCTATATCGATACGCTGGAGCGCCTTGCGCTGACGAAGCAATGGGTCGATCTGCACAAACGGCTGAATCCCGGCTGCGATTTCCTGATCGTGGATTCGAGGTCTCCGGTTGATCTGTCATCGCTGGACTGCGAGGTCTGGTCGTTCCCCGACAATATTGGGCATCTGTCGCGCAACGGCCCGAATGGACCGAACAGCAAGGGCCGTGACGGCTGGGGCCGCGCCTTCTGCGAAGGACTCAACCGCGCGCTGGCCGGCGGCTATGACTATGCGGTCCATATCGAAGGTGACTCGCTGTTTCGCCTGAAGGTGATGGACATCGTGCGGGAAATGAAACGCGACGGCGTCAAGGTGGCCTCAGTCCCGGTCGAAGGCACGAAGCGGAAAGAGGTCGGCTGGGTCGAGACCGGCCTGATGTTCTTCGATTGCGGCTATCTGGGTGAGACGGATTTCACCGTTCGTTATGACTGGCCGAACCGGACCGAGCGTCCGACGCCGGAGAAGGTGATCTTCTCCATGCTAGGCCGGGATCTGAAGATGATGTCGTGGCGGGCGGAACGAGGCGACAAGAGCCAGATCACGCTCGGCAATATCACCAATCTCGATTGGGTGACGCATTGCCACGATCGGCCGGAGATTTACGATCGGTTTGTCGAAGTGGCGTTGGGGGAAGAGCCGACATTCGATAATTCGACCGACCTGGAGGCTTATCTGCGGGGGGTGGTGAATTCGGCGGTCAGGCTGAATTTCGGCTGCGGATTGAACCGTCTTCCGGGCTGGCGTAATTTCGATGCCGATATCGACATCACGAAGCGTCTGCCGTTCGGTGATGCGAGCGCGGATTTCATCTTGGCCGAGCATGTGATCGAGCATGTCGAATACAAGCAGGCATTGGCCTTCATGCGGGAATGCCGGCGGGTATTGAAGCAGGGTGGGGTGGCGCGGTTCGCGGTGCCGTCGATCGAGAAGGTCTGGAAGCATGCGGATGCGGAGTATTTTGCGTTCGTCAAGCGCTGGTCGAAGCAGGAAGGCTTGCGGCCGGCCATCGACGCGCTGCTGAACTGCCACGGGCACAAGGCTCCGTGGACGGAAAGCCTGCTGCTGGTGACGGCCTATCAGGCGGGCTTCGACAATGTGAAGGCCTTCGATCCGGGGCAGTCCGATCTCGCCGACCTCAAGGGCGTCGAGGGCCACGGCAAGGTGATCGGGGACAAGTTCAACTGGATCGAGACGGTTGTGGTCGAGGCGTCGTAGGAAGCGGCGTCCCAAGTAGTATAGTTCTCCCTCGATTTCGTGCCGATCTATGTGATTACAGCCGTGCTGCGGCAGGTTGATACTCATCAAGACGTGAGGCATCACGGGGCTTCATGGGCTGTAGGACGCGGGGGCGCTTCGTTGTGTCCTACGACTTTTCGGCGGCGGCCTTGCACGATGCTCCTTGCGTCAACTTTAGACGAGGAGTGCGGTTATGTCACAGTTAGAGGCTCGATACGATCTTGTGGATGAGGTTGCGGCCTGCCGGATTATCGGCGGCGAAAGCACACCCATCCACCGCTCTACACTTTGGCGCGGAATCAAGGCGGGTCGCTTCCCGCCGCCGCTGAAGGTCGGTCCCGGTACGAACCGTTGGCGGCGTTGCGAGCTCGTAGCGGTGCTTGCGCTTGCGGCCGGTGATCGTAGCTGGTCTGGCATTTTGAATGAACAAGCCGATTCCTCGCAGCCACGAGGATAAGCGCGAGAGAGACATCGAGGCTTCATCAGGCCCCGGTGATGCGATCTCGCATCCCCTGTGTTCGCGCCGGGCGTGGCTGGCCGGGCGCCTGATGGAGATGAAACCATGAAACGGTTACTGCATCGATACATCCGCAGGTTCATTCGCTGGATCGATACGCCCAGCGACGAAGAAATGGCCGCTCGCCGCCGCGAGAACATCACCAGGCAGGCTCAGGAAGAGC